AACTGAAAAATTTTCTAATGGGGGGGATATAGATATTTCCAAGTGAGTTAGTTTTTATGAAAAGGGGGAAACCAAAATTAAGTATAAAAAAAATTATACAGATAAAATAACGAAATCTATGCAAAATTTGGACACATATTCCCCGGAATTTGATAAAACCATTGCAATTTTAAGCGAAATTTTAAACGATTTAGACTTTGCAAGGGATGAATTCAAAGCAGCAGGCAGCAATTTTGTTGTTGAATTTACAAACAAAAGCGGCTCAACCAATCTGTCAAAAAATCCACAGTATCAAGTTATAGCAGATTTGAATGACCGTGCTTTAAAATATTTGAACGAGCTTGGACTTACACCACTTGGGCTGAAAAAAATTAAAGATAAAAAAGCAAAACAAAAAAGCGGAGGCTTAGCCGAAATATTGGCAAATTTTGATGGCTAAAAAGAATTTATCCGAACTGTCCAAAATTAAAAAGTGGTGTAAAAATGTTATTGATGGAAAAATAATAGCAAATAAGTATCGCGTTAAAGCATGCGAAAGGTTTCTCCGGGATTTGGAGAATCCCCAGTGGGAATTCAAAGAGAAATCCGCTGCGTTTGTTGTTAGATTTATTGAAAAAACGTTTAAGCATATAAAAGGACCGGCAAGAGGCAAATTTTTTAAATTAGAAATGTGGGAAAAATTTATTTGCTATAATATTGCCGGATTTTATATTAAAGGCACAAATGAAAGGCGCTTCAAGGAAGCGCTGATTTTTTTGCCGAGAAAAAACAGCAAAACATTTTTTGCTTCTGCTCTGGCCTGGGCTCTTGCCTTTCTTGACAGAAAATTTTTTTCAATGGTTAATATTGTTGCTACGAAATTAGACCGGGCGCTTGAAGCTTTTAATAATATCAGAGATAACATAATCTTGTTAAATGAAGAAGAAAATTTCAGAATAATAGATAACAATGCCGAGCATTCCATCAGCAGAAAATTTGTTGATGGGGAAATGCGTATTCAGGCACTGGCTGCAGACAGTAAGCGGGCTGATGGAATTAACGGAAATATTTTTATTCTTGACGAAATCCATGCTTATAAAAGCGAGAACGACTATTTTGTTTACAAGCAGGCCATGAAGGCTTACGAAAACAAGCTCTTAATAGGAATAACATCCGCCGGTAATAATCCTAATTCCTTTTGTTTTCGCAGAGTAAAATACTGTAAAGATGTTCTTGATGGAAAGGCGGAGGATAACGAATATTTTATATTTATTTGCGAATCGGATGACCCTGATGATTTTGTTAATCCAATAGAGCACGAAAGGGCTAATCCAAATTACGGTGTTACGATAAGAAAGCAGGATATTTTAAACGAAGCATTGCAGGCTTTAAACGATCCATCCGGCAGAAACGAATTCTTAAATAAATCATTGAATGTATATACAAATTCGACAAAAAGCTATTTTTCACTTACAGAGGTAGTTACAAGTGATGCAAAATATAGCTTTACCCTTGAGGAACTGGCAAGGCTTCCGATTGTTTGGTATGGCGGTGCCGATTTATCAAAACTGTACGACCTTACAGGGGCTTGTCTATACGGTAGATACCAAAACATAGATATTGTTATCTCCCACGCTTTTATGCCGGTTGTTACAGCTCAGGAAAAGGCAGAAAAAGACAATATACCGTTCTTTTGGTGGAAGGAACAAGGCTGGCTCACTTTATGCAACAGTGAAACGGTTGAATATGAGGATGTTGTGAAATGGTTCTTAAGTATGCGTGAAATGGGATTCGGAATCCGTGTTATAGGATATGATCAGCGCTATTCTTACGAATTTGTTCTGAAGATGAAAAAAGCCGGATTCAGAATGCGCAATCAGCTTCAAAGATATGTTGAAAAAACAGAAGCGTTCAGATCAATAGAAATGGCAATAAAAAAGCAGAATTTTTATTACTTGCACAATAAAGCCTTCGAGTATTGTATATCAAATGTTAAAGCAATTGAGGACAGTGACGATTTTGTACGATTTGAAAAGGTTCTTCCGACACAAAGAATTGATTTGTTTGATGCGGCAGTTATAGCAAATAAACAAATGCTTGTTGACAGCAGAAAAGGAAAGAAGGTTGAAGAATGGCTCAACAGCTAAAGAAGTTAACAAATGTAAGGATATCAAATAAAAGCGATGAAAAGAGAAATAATTTTTCATTCCTGATGGGTTCGGATTTTAATGAAATGATTTGCAGTGGCTATACACCGCTTTCACAAAATCCCGAAGTGTTAGCCGGAATTGAAAAAATAGCGGATTTAATTTCAAGCATGACAATTCATCTTAGGTGCAACAGTGATGATGGAGATAAAAGGATAAAAAACAGTTTATCAAAAATGATTGATATTGCTCCGAATACATATATGACACGGAAAACTTTTATTTATGTGATTGTAAAAGAAATGCTGCTTACCGGTAATTCAATTGTATTGCCTGTTTTTAAGGATGAATATATTGAAAATTTAATACCTGTTTCATCAAATCAAGTGACCTTTGTTCCGGAAGGGTATGGCTATTATATTCTCTATAACGGTATAAAGTTTTATCCCGAAGAAATATTGCATTTTCCGAATAATCCGAAATTGCCTTACCCTTGGAAAGGTAATTCATATGAAGCCAGTTTAAAAACAGTTGTTTCTACATTAGCACAGGCGGCAAAGACAAAGAAAGGATTTATGGAAAGTAAATGGAAGCCATCCCTTATTGTTAAGGCTGATGCCCTTGTTGATGAATTCGGAAAGCCGATAGAAAGATCCAAAATTTTAAATGATTATATTAAATCCAATGAAGCAGGCGAACCATGGCTGATTCCTGCAGACACATTTGAAATTCAGGAAGTTAAGCCGCTTTCGTTAAATGATTTGGCTATAAACGATTCGGTTAATATTGACAAAAAAACTGTGGCGGCCATGTTGGGCGTTCCGGAATTTCTTGTTGGAGTGGGAGCCTTTGATAAAGATGAATGGAATAATTTTATTTCAACAAAGATTAAACCGATTTGTAACATTATTGAACAAGAAATAACCAAAAAATTAATTATAAATCCCGATTGGTACGTCAGATTCAATTCTCGTTCCCTGTACACATATGACATTACTGCCCTGTCAACAGTAGGAAGTGATATGTATACAAAGGGCATTATGACCGGAAACGAGGTCAGAGATTGGATTGGACTTGATCCCTTATCGGGATTAGATAATTTGGTTATTTTAGAAAACTATATTCCTCAAGAAATGATTGGGGATCAAAAAAAGCTTCAGGAAGGAGGTAGTGATAATGGAAGTTAGAATGCTTAATATGGAAGCAATGAAAATTCGTGAATCAGAAAACGGAAATCCGATTATTGAGGGATATTTTGCAAAATTCAATGAATTTTATGAAATTTGTTCAGGTTGGAAAGAAAAAATCAGTCCCGGTGCATTCGATGAATGCTTAGCAAGCAGTGATGAAATAAAGGTTCTTTGGAATCATGACAGCAATATCGTTTTAGGCAGCAGGTCAAACGGCACTGCTGTTTTTTATTGTGATGAAATCGGCTTGTATGGAACTGTGGAAATCAATAAGCAGGATTCGGATGCTATGAATGCTCTGGCAAGAATAAAACGACGGGATGTTACAGGCTGTTCTTTTGGTTTCGATATAAAAACGAAAGAGCGAACGGAAGAAGAGGATGGAACAATTGTTGATGATATCAAAGTTGTTTTGCCTTTATATGAAGTTTCCCCATGTACCTTTCCAGCTTATAAAAACACGGAAATTCATGCACGAAATAAACAAACGCTTTTGGACTATCAAAATGAAAAAAGAGAAAACTTCAAAGCGTGGAAAAAAACAATTTTAAATAAAATAAAAGGAGAAAAATAATTATGGCACTCAAAACACTTGTATTGTCAAAAAAAATTCAGGAAAAAAAGAGAGATTTGGAAGCTTTGAATATTACAAAGCGGAATCTTGAGCAGCAGGCTAAAGAATGTGAAGAATCACTGAACGAGCTTGATGAAAATTCAACCGAGGAAGAAAGAAAAATTGTTGAGGATGAGGCGGAGCGTATTGATACCGAAAGTTCCGAAAATGATGCTGCAATTCTTGAAGCGGAGGAAGAAATTCGAAGCTGGGAAAGGGAAATCACAGAGCTGCGCTCAAAAATGGAAGCAAAACCGATTTTAACACCAGATCAGAACAGAAAGGAAATAAAGGAAATGAACACCAGAAAATTTTTTAATCTTACAGCAGAAGAAAGAAGTCAGATTTTTGCATCAGATGAGGTAAGAAGCTTCTTAAAGGACTTCAGAGAAAAGGGTCTTGAGGCATCCAATCAGAAACGGACTATCAGCGGCGCACAGCTCGGTATTCCAACGGTTTTTTTGGATATAATCAGGGAAAATATTATCAACTATTCAAAGCTTATTAACAGAGTTCGTCTGCGCAGTGTAAACGGAAAATCCCGTCAGATTGTAATGGGAACTATTCCTGAAGCTGTATGGACGGAGATGTGTGCAGCAATCAATGAAATTGATTTCGGGTTTAATCAGGTTGAGGTAGATGGCTATAAGTTAGGCGCATTGATTTATATTTGCAGAGCAACACTGGAAGATAGTTCCGATATTGACTTAGCCTATGAAATTGTTGAAGCCCTGCTTGTTTCTCTCGGTATCGGAATTGACAAGGCTATACTTTATGGTCTCGGAACCAAAATGCCGTTAGGAATTGCCGTAAGACTTGCGCAGACATCAGAACCCAGTGACTATCCGCAGCAGGCAAGAGCTTGGGAAAACCTTAATTCCCATTTAATAACAATTGATTCGTCCATAACGGGCATTGATTTCTTCCGTCAGATTGTAGCGGCAGGCGGTCTTACAAAAGGCAAGTATTCAAGGAGCACAAAGTTCTGGGCGATGAATGAAAGTACATATACCATGATTAAAATTCAGGGTATGAATGCGAACGCAGAAGGTAAAATCGTTACCATTGAAGAAGGCATTATGCCTGTTGCCGGTGGCGATATTATTGTTTTGTCAGACGATATTATTCCTGATAATAATATTATTGCCGGATATGGAGACTTGTATCTGCTTGCAGAGAGAGCAGGCTCAAATATCGAACGCTCAGATGAATACCGCTTCGCAGAAGATCAGGTTGCATTCAAAGGAACTGCCAGATATGATGGTGTGCCTGTTATTCCGGAAGGATTTGTTGTAATTGGAATCGGTGCTGCACCGATAACATCCGCAACATTTGCCGGCGATAAGGCAAACGATGCAACTCTTTCGGATTTGATTATCGGGGATGAAACGCTTTCTCCGACATTTAATCCGGCAAAATATGATTATACCTTGGCTGCAAGCAAAGCATCTGCTACTGTCAATGCGGTTGCCTCTCAGACAGGCGCACAGATTAAAATGCAGTTTGATAATAATCTGATTGCGAATGGTCAGAATATCAAATTCACAGCAGGCGAGCACACACTTACTGTTAAAGTAAGCAAGGGACTTTCAACGCTAACCTATACTGTTAAAATTTCAAAGGCTGGTGAATAAAAAATGAAAAAATCGGAAAGGCTGGCACTTTTAAAAGCGGATTTGCAAATGTTAACAGATTCAAATGATGGTTATCTTTTGAAATTACTAGACTTTTCAAAAAAAGAAATTGAAAAAGAGGGAGCAGTTCTTTCTGATAACATTGAATGTAATATGCTTATTATTCAGTATGCAGCTTACTTGTTCAGAAAAAGGGCATCGGGGGAAACCTCGATGCCTCGTTTTTTAAGATATAGTTTAAATAACTTGATTTTATCTCAAAAAGGCCGTGAAAAGAATGATAACATATGATGACGGAATAGCAAAGGTCTATTCAACACAAAATATTGCTTTACCGGGAGAAATGCCGGAATCAAAATTGGTTTTTAAAACAAGATTTTGTTTTTCATATTATGAGCTTGGAATTACACGATTTTATTATGCAATGAAAAACGGACAGAATATATCCGCTGTTATAGAAAGCTATTTTGATACAAGCGTAGCTGTCAATGATGTTGTTGTGCTTGAAGATGGTGCGCAATACATCGTCAGAATGGTTCAGCCTACCATAAATGAAAACGGCTTAAGAATTATGCGTATATCACTTGAAAGGATTGAACAGAATTATGAATTCGCAGAAATTGATTGATTGCCTGCTTTCTGTAATGCAAAATATTTCCCATTTTTACTCAAAGAGCAAAGCGTTTCCTTACATTGTATGGAAAGAAAACAGTGAAGGCAGCGAGGTAGCAGCTGACAACAAAAAAATTCAGTATTCTTTGAATTATTCCGTTGATCTGTACTTGAAAAAGCCGGATGCTGATTTAATCAGAAGACTTGAAAATGCATTTAATACCTTTCGTGTTTCTTTTCAGCTGACCAATGTTGAATACAATGAGGAAACAGAAATAATTCATTATCATTATGAGGTTGAACTATAATGGCACGTTTGGAAATTGGGAAAGGAATTGACCTTACAATTTCGGGATATAAAAAAGCCGAACAAAAGCTGCAGAGCTATATTAAGCCGTCGGTTTATAAAGGGGCTGCTTATATGAGCGAAAAAATCGTAAGTGCTTTGGAAGCTTTGCCTACGCAGGACAGAAAAGACGGAAGCGGCCTACCGCCATTTATGAGAAAAGGCAAAAAGGCAAGCGGAATTTCAACAATTCAAAAGCAGGATATTATTAATGGATTCGGAATTGCAGCATTTGAAAATAAAAACGGATTTATTAATGTAAAAATAGGATTTGACGGTTATGGTTCTTACAGAACAAACAGTTTTCCGCAAGGAATCCCGAATGTTCTTGTTGTCCGTTCTTTGGAAATCGGAACCGATTTTTTGAAAAAGAACAGTGTTGTTACACAGACGGTGAAAGCAAATGAAAATAAAACAATCAAAATTCTTGAAGAGGAATTCAACAAAAGAGTAACAAAGGAGTTATAAATATGGCAATTAAAGGTTTAGCAGTACCGATTATCGGTAAATATTCAAACAGTAACGGAAAGGTTACCTATTCTGCTGCAACCGTAGCAGGTGCAGCAGTTGAATATGGTGTTTCATGGGAAGTATCAGATGACAATCCTCTTTATGCAGATAACGGTATCAGAGAGAATGACAGCGGCACATTTCAGAGTGGAGAGCTTACGCTCGGAACGGATGATCTTTCAAAGAATATTTCAATACTTATTCTCGGTTTGAAAACGAAAAGTGTTACCTATGGAAGTGCTAAAACTGTGGAAGTTACTGTTTATGACGATGATGCCGAAGCACCTTATTTTGGTTTCGGAATAATTGAAATGCATCAGATCAACAACAAAAACAGTTACAGAGCAGTCTTTCTTCCCAAGGTTCAGTTTAAACTTCCTGAAAATGCTGCCACAACAAAAGGGGAAAGCATTGAATGGCAAACACCTTCCATCACAGCTTCTGTTTTCCGCTCTGATGAGGTAAACGAAGAAAACAGGCATCCTTGGATGGAAGATGCATGGTTTGAGGATGAAGCCAGTGCAATAGAATATCTGATATTCAGGTGCGGAGGAAAAGCAGAGGGAGGAAACACGGATAATGAATAAAGTTTTTTATGCTCAAGTGGGTGGTTTATACTACCCACTTGTTTTTTCATTGGGAGCCAAGCGCCGAATGGCAGAAATCACTAAGGCATTAATGCCTATTCAGAAAGCAATAGGCATTAAGTCCGCAGCCAAACTCAATGAAGATGAAAGAATCCAATTCTTCGGCGAAGCATTGGATGGTATAAGCCTAATCGGCGAAATTTTAATACATCAGGGTGCGGCATATAATAACAGCTTTGGTTCTTTTGCAAAAATCCGCACAAACAGTGCTGTGGATGAGTATGGAAAATGGCGCAGTTTGTCGGCAGAAGAAATATTAACCTTGCTGGAAGATGATGAAATTGAAAATTTTGTAAACATGATTATGAAATGTTTATCGTCTGCGAACGGAGAAATTAAAACAAAATTGAAAAACACAAAAAAATAAACAGCCACACAAACCGACCTATTCCCCTTGTGTGGCTGGAGTACTGGGGATATATGCTTAACATTCCAAGAAATGAATTTGAACATATGCCTCTTGGAAATTTATATGATTTAATTTCTGTTTATCAGATTTCTCACGATTTGGCAGTTGAAATATTTGATGAAGAAAAATATTTTCCGAAGGGAGTGAACTGATAATAGCAAGTTATACTATAGGGCCTAAAATTGGTCTGGACGGAGAAAAGGAATTCCGTAAAAGCTTAAATAATATCAATCAGGAATTGCGTACAACAGATTCGGAATTGAAAAAAACTGCCTCGGAATTTTTGGAAAATGCAGACAGTGAAGATGCATTAATTGCTAAAAATCAAGTTTTAAACAAAAGTGTTGAGTTGCAGGAGAAGAAACTTGCTGAGGTAAAAAAAGCTCTTGAATATTCTAAAAAAGAGTATGGGGACAATGCCGACCAAACTTTAAAATGGCAGACTATTCTGAATAACACAGAAACTGATTTGAATAATCTGAAAAATCAGATTAAAAAAAATGATTCCGCTATTGAACAGATGTCGGGCAGCGCAAAGGAAACAAGCGATGCCTTTGATGAAATGGGAAATTCTGCAGAAGATGCGGCTTCAAAGACCGAAAAGCTCAGTAAGATTGCCGGTGGTCTTAAAACGGGTCTTAAGGTTGCAGCAGGCGCAGTTGCAGGTGTTGTCGGAGCAACCGCCGGTGGGGTGGCTGCAATTAACAGTATTACGGAAAGCACCCGTGAATATCGGGAAGATATCGGCAAGCTTGAAACAGCATTTAAGACAGCTGGCATTTCACAGAATGTTGCAACGAAAACATATAAGAATTTTTATTCTGTTCTCGGAGAAGAGGACAGAAGCATTGAAGCTGTAAACCATTTAGCAAAACTTACAACAAGTGAAGAAGAATTGTCCAAGTGGACGGATATATGTGCCGGTGTATGGGGAACATTCGGAGATTCTCTGCCGATAGAGGGATTGACCGAGGCGGCAAATGAAACTGCCAAAGTGGGACAAGTTACCGGTCCGCTTGCCGATGCACTCAATTGGGCAGGTGTTTCAGAAGATAAATTTAATGAGAGCCTTGCAAAATGCAACAGCGAACAGGAAAGGGCACAGCTTATTACCAATACTCTGAATGGTTTATATTCCGAAGCTGCCAAGAATTATAAGGATTCAAACGGTGCAATTATTGATGCCCGGAAAGCTCAGTCTGAATTGACGGATGCTACTGCCAAACTGGGAGAAAGTCTTGAACCCGTAAGCACTGGCTTTAAAATGATAGGAGCAAATTTGATTAATTCCATCGCTCCCGGAACGGAACTAATCGGGGAGGGACTGGTTGGCGCTCTGAACGGTAGTACCGATGCGGCTGAAACATTGGGCGAAGGTATTGCGGATATTGCAACATCGTTGCTGAATCAAATTGATGCTTTGCTTCCTGTTATTATGAATGTACTGAATACGCTTGTTCCGAAATTGCTTGAATCCATAATCAATTCCTTACCTTCTATTATTCAATCGGGCACTAAAATTTTATTTTCACTTATAGACGGAATATTGAATGCATTGCCGTCATTAGTGGAAGCGGCACTTGAAATAATCGTTTTCTTAGCTCAATCATTATCTGAATACATACCTGAATTGATTCCGACCATAGTGGATGTTGTGTTAAAAATTGTAGATGTTTTAACTGCTCCTGATACATTGGTAAATTTGATAATGGCGGCTGTAGAAATCATACTTGCTTTGGCAGAAGGTCTTGTTGATGCGATTCCGAAACTTATGGAAGCAGTGCCGACAATTATTTCTAATTTGGTGGCTGCATTAATAAAGCTGATACCTGAATTAATACCAGTTGCTGTCAGAATTATGGCACTGCTTGCTCAGCAGATGATTAATAATATAGGACTTATGCTTACGGCAGTTCCGAAATTGATATCATCTCTTTTCAATGGGTTATCGAAGGTTGGAAAATCCGCTAAACAGTGGGGAAAAGATTTTATTCAGAATATTATTGATGGAATCTTATCTATGATAAACAAGGTTGTTAATGCTGTTAAGCGAGTAGCTAATACAATCAGTTCCTTTTTGCACTTTTCAGTTCCGGATAAGGGACCGTTGGTTGATGTTCCAAAATGGATGCCCGATATGATAGACGAATTAACCAAGGGTATGTATGCAAATGAAGGAAAATTGAAAAAGGCAGCAAATAGCCTTGCCGGAAATATTACGCTTGGATTCGGAGATAATCCAAATGTTATGAATACAGGAAATTACCGTTCGGAAATTGTTTTAAATAACAATGTGAATCTTGATGGAAGAGTTGTTTCTAATAATACGCAAAAATATATTACAAATCAGCAGCAGGCTTATTCTATGTCGAGGGGGATGGTATAATGTACGATTTTACTTTGAGTGGAAAAAATGCTTCTGCATTAGGTGTTTTTGTGATACAAAGACCTAATATTCCCACTCCAAAGAAACGGATTGAAAAAAAGAATGTTAACGGAAGAAACGGAATACTGACAATTGATGAAGATACCTTTGAAGAAATAAATTTTGCAGTCGAATGCAATTTTATGTCATCCAAGCCCGAAAACTTTGCTGATAAAGCTCGAGTAATTAAGGCATGGATTTATTCCAATCAACAAAGCGAGCTGCTTTTCAATGACGATCAGAACCACTTCTATAAAACGCAAATCATAGAAATGTCAGATATTGAACGGATATCAAAAAGAATCGGTACATTTACATTGAATTGCACTTGTGATCCATTTATTTATCTTACAATGGGAAAAAAGGAAATTAGTATTTCATCAACAATAGTTAATCTATATTATTTATCGGCACCGATATATAAACTTGCCGGGGAGGGTGTATTTAGTCTTACGGTAAATAATAACACATTTCAGGTTAATGTTGCTCAAAATGCAGTGATTGATACAGATTTAATGCTTGTTTATCGTGAGGATAACGGACAGCTTATCAATCAGAATTCTTTGGGAAGTTTTGAAGGTCTTTGGTTAAAAAACGGCACAAACAGTATTTCTTATACTGTTCCGGAAAACGGAAAGATTAAAATGATTCCGAATTGGAGGACATTATAATGATTCAGATTTATTTGCCTGAAAACAGCAAATATGAAAATAACGGCAATATGGTTTTGTTTCCAACGGAGTGCGTTATAACGGCTAATTTGAATGCGGATTGGAATTTAAGCCTAAAACATCCTTTGGACAGCAACAACAGATGGAAATATATTTCCGATGGCGCTGTAATTAAGGCACCATCATTCAACGGCGAACAGTTGTTCAGAATATTCCATACCGATTTGAATGAAACCGAAATATCAGCCGAAGCTTATCCGATCTTTTTAGATGCCTGCAGTGATACATTTTTGTTTGATGTCAGACCGACAAAGGTTAACGGTCAAACTGCTCTGAATAAGATTTTTGAAGGAACAAAATATCAGGGAAAAAGTGATATTGTAAAAACGGCAACCGCTTATTATCAAAATCAAAATGCTGTAAGTGCCATAAACGGAGATACAGATCAGGCATTTACAAGCCGATGGGGCGGACAAATTATATATGACAATTTCAAGATTATAATTAATCAAAGAGCCGGGGGAGATTATGGAGCAACGCTGAGATATGGTAAAAACATTCTTGGTATGTCGCAAAAAATCAACAGGAATAATCTCTGCACCCGAATTATTCCGAAAGCCTATAACGGATATATGCTTGACGGAAAAACACCATGGGTTAACAGCCCTTTGATTAACAGTTATCCCGTTGTTTATACCAAACTTGTCAAATTTGATGATGTGAAACTTTCATCTGATGCACAAAGTGATGAAGAATCATTCCCTAATCTTGCAGCTTTGCGTAGGGAATTAATACGGCGAAGCAATCTTATGTTTTCAGAAGAAAACGTTGATAAAGAGGATGTAACTCTTGATATAAATGTGGAACTGCTTGAAAATACCGCTGAATACAAAAAGTTTTCCGGGTTGGAACAAATATCATTGGGAGATACTGCAACCTGCATCAATGAGAAATTGGGGATATCCGTAAAAACGCAGGCTATATCAATAACATATGATTGCATAAAAAACAAAACACAAAATATTGTTTTAGGCTCATTTCAACCAAATTATTTTACAAATAATACACTATCTGTTGAACAGATTTCATCTGATATTGTAAGGAATGAAAACACGGTCAATGATGTTACATCAACAGTGAAAAAAATAACAAATTCGGATGGAACTATTAATGCTGAAAAGGTTCAGGGGGCTTTGAATGGGGCAAATGTTCAATTGAAAGCACAAACAGATGCCGCTCAGCAGCAGGACATCCGGGCTATTTTATTTCAGGATTTGAATCCGAACTCTGAATTGTATGGCGCTCTTTCAATAGGAACACAGGGAATCCAGATTTCAAAAACACGAACAGCCGACGGGAAGGATTGGCAATGGCATACTGCAATTACAGCTAATGGTGTTGTAGCGGATGAATTGGTGGGTCAATTTATCCGGGGTATTGCCATCGAAGCCGACAAAGGGAACATAGCCGGGTTTGAAATAACCAGCACAGGGTTTAAGAAAACATGGCATCATGAAAACGAGCAAGGACAAAAATACGATCTTATTTTTGATATATCATCAGAAAGCGGAAGTACATCGGAGAATTTTATAATTAAGCTGTATGATGAAGGTGCTGGTGAGTATTCGTTTGCTGTTTCCGATTGGGGACATGGCATTTTTAATACTCTGACATCCAAAGAAGTAAAAGTTTTGGATGCATTAGATACACCAAAAATCAGAATCAATACAGATCAGACCAATATCAATTTCGGATATATTGCGGAGCCATTCGTATCAAAAGCAGCTAACGCACAAGGGAGATGGCGACAGCTAAAATGGTGTATAAACAACAGCAATGTTGGTGTTTTGCAGCCGTTAGATCAAAACGGAACAGAGGATTCAACCTGCACGATTGGAGAATCAAATCACAGATGGAACAGGATATATTTGTATCATTCGCCGGATGTTGTTTCAGACCCGGATAAAAAGAAAAATATTAAAAATTTCGATAAATCTGTTGTTGAATTTATAAAGGCACTGACCCCCTGCTTTTATAATATGAGGAATGAAATGGATTCTGATCCGCTGCATATGGGACTTATGGCGCCTGAATTAAACGAGGCGGCCACTAAAACAATCGGCAAGGTTGCTGCAAGTCATTATGATGAAAAATATGGATGGAGCTTATCGTATGAAGAACTGATTGCACCGTTAATATATACACTTCAACAACTAATTGATAAGGTTGAAAAACTTGAGGAGGGATTAAAGATTGCAAACGATACAACAGATAACGCTTGAATTAAACGAAAATATTAATTATAGATACGTGTATGGAATTCAGTTTGATAACGCATCACGGTTTATAATGATAACGCTTACCGAAAACGGAATAAAATTTGTTCCGCCGCCAAAAGCCACAGCAAGCTTCAGATGTCTTAAACCCGATGGAACAAGCTGTATTAATGCGGCAAAAATTAACAGTAACGGAACGATAACTGCCGAATTAACAGAACAGGTTCTTGCTGTAGAGGGTCAAGTAAAAGCGGATATTTCTCTTCTGGATGGTCAATCGGTATTATCAACAGCAACATTTTTTATTCGGGTAGAGGAAGTACCATCCTCCGCAACGCAAATTGTAAGTACAGATGAATTTTTGATACTGAATGAAAAGATTAATGAAGCTACAGAGGCAATCAATGCTATAACCGATACAGTGGACACGGCAAACGATGCGTTGAACAGAGTAGAGGCTTTGGAAGCTTATATTGGCTATACGGATAAAGATATCCTCGGCTTACAGGTTGATTATGAAAACAAGAGATTTACAAGACTTGCCGGGGCTGCCGGTTTAAGTGCAGGTGCGGATTTTGATAAGTTTTCCATGTTCGGCGGACGAAAGCGATGCAATGTTCAATCTGACGGAACGATAACAGCGTTTTACGGAGATGCGGATTATTCGGATGCTGATGTAAATGTGCAGGCAATGGTTTATCAGCCTGCTTTTTATTATAAGGTTGTTCCGATTAAAATGGATAAAAACACAGACGGACTTGGTTATCATATCAGAAAAGCAAACTATTATGTTTCAGATACTCCGAAAGCAGGTTTTAAGCTTCATCCTGCATTTTATGATGAGAATGGAAATGCAGTTGAATATATTTTGCTTTCAGCCTATGAGGGTGTATATTTCAAGGATTATCTGCCTGACAGCAGTAAGGCACGCTATATTACCGATGCTTTAAATACAGATACGGAAACAAATCTTGAAAAGGATTGTATTTTGTCATATGGCGACGGAAAGCCTATTTCGGGACTATATAAAAACATAACTTTAGGCAATGCTGAAAAGCTTTGCAGCAATTTCGGAAAAGGATGGCATTGTGAAACAATCAAAACGCTTTCTGCAAATCAGATGCTTATGATGATTGAATTCGGAATGATGAATATGCAGAATGCGATAAACAAGGGTATTGTAAATATTGAAGAGGTAGCCAATGCCAATTGTGCAGGAAATACAGGCTCAACAAGAAACCGTGGCAATGCAACAGGCACAACCGCAGGAACAGCATTCCGTTTTAATTCTGAAATCGAACCTGTTACATATACCGAGGACGGCAAAAAATCAATAACCTACAGAGGTGTGGAAAATCCTTGGGGAAATATATGGAAAATGATAAACGGCATTAATGTCTGGGGAAACGGGGAAATGGCAGGCGGAGAGCCTTATGTAGCGGATGATTTTAACTTTGTAACCTTAAAGCACAGTGGTAATTACAAGGCAGTTGGTTTTACTGTTGCAAACGGAAACGGTTACATAAATGCAATGGGCTACGGAAAAGAAGAATACGATTGGCTTTTTCTTGCTTCGCAGACAGGCGGCAACTCTGCTCTTCCCGTAGGGGATTACTTTAATGCAGTTACCGATTTGAATGGTGCGAAAGCGGCTACCTTCGGCGGTCGCTGGACACACAACACAATGGCAGGTCCGTTTCTGTTCAACTTTACGGATACAGGAAATAGCAGAACACGAAACTTTGGCTGCCGAACGGTATATGTTCCGACAGCAGAATAAGGAGGTGTGTGATGATAAATCACGGATTAGTGCAAAGCACAATAAAGCCAAAAGAAACAGAAATCGATGAATATTCAGTATGGGTAAATGAAAACATCAGAGAAATAGAAGTAACTGATGAAAACGGCTCTCATACGGAATATGAATATGATCAGACACAATACAGCAAGGATGAGTACATACTGCTTTTATCTGAAAAAAATAAAAATCTTGAAAATATGCTCACAGACACACAACTTGCGCTGTGTGATGTGTATGAAATGATGGAGGGATAATCTATGCCAAAAGTTTATGCAGACCTTATCAGGAAGGGAAAGAAAACGATTAATGAAGTGCCTGAAAAGTTAAAAGAACAGGTGCGGCAAATTCTTGAATCGGAGGAAAACTGATGTGACGAACGAAGAAATTGCAGTAACTCTTAAAGACCATGAAAACGAAATTAAGAGCCTTAAACACCGTATGAATGAGCAGGAGGAAAAGGATAAAACTTTAACGGAATTAACAACATCAGTAAAAACTCTTGCTGTCAATATGGAATATATGGCTAAAGAGCAGACCAAACAAGGAGACCGACTAGAAAGGCTTGAGAGAGAGCCTGCCGAGAGTCATAAATATTTTAAACGAACAATATGGACAAGTATTGTTACAACTGTTGTAGGTGCTGTTATCGGTGCAGTGCTTGCGCTTATAATTCATTAATTTTACGGAGGAATCAAAATGAAAAATATAAAATGGACTAAGGAAACAACAAAAAGAGTATTTAAAACCTTTCTGCAGGCAGCGCTTGCCTATGCGGCAATGAATATTGCAGGTATAGATTTCACAGGCGACAGGGATATGATAAAAACCGCCTTAATCGGTCTTGCACTTTCTGCTACATCTGCAGGTATTGCCGCACTGATGAATTTGCAGTCGCCTGCAAACCCGGAACAGCTCGGCGGAGCTTCTCTCTCGTTTTCCGAATGGGTAAAGAAGTATCTCGGCAAGAAAACAGATTATGACGGTGTGTATGGTGTTCAGTGCGTTGATTTGATTGATTGCTATATAGATAAGTGCCTTGGATTAAAGAAAGGCTTCTGGGGCAATGCAAAGAATTGGTGGACAGACAGAAAGAACAGCACATGGCTGAAGAATAATTTTGAGTTCGTTACACCAAAATATAAAAACGGAGAGCTGAAGGCAGGGGATATCGGTATCAGAACAAGCGGTACATACGGGCATATCTTTATTGTGTCAGAGCCATCCGCAAACGGTAAGTTCAAGTATTATGATCAGAATGCAACAGGTAAGCATGAAGCAATGACCTTAAGAACAAAGGCATTTACAAGTGAAAATGTAAACGGCATTCTCAGACCGAAGAACCAGACACCATTCAAAGCTGCTGTGAAAAAGCCTGCAACAAGCTCTTTCAAAAAGGGCGATGTTGTAACGCTTACAACAAATGTAAATGTAAGAACAGGTGCAGGTACAAACTGCAAACAGAAAACCGTATCTCAGCTTACAAAGGACGGCAAAAAGAATGCAACCTCAAAGCTTCCTTGGTCAAAGGCAACCCTTAAGTCCAGAACAAGGGTGACCATTCAATCCGTCAAAACAGTCGGCTCGGATATCTGGGCACAGATTCCTTCCGGCTGGATTTGTTTGAGATATAATGGCAAAAATTATGCAAAATAATCTTGCGAAAAATTAAATAGAGTATATGACATAGCCCCTATTGCTCAGTTGTTCTGAACAGTAGGGGCTTTTTGTTATTATATCAAGTTTTCGTTCTTTAATTTGTATTCAATCAAGTCAAGAAGATACTTGGGGCATTGTCTTTGACATCCCTCCCAACTTTCAACAGCTCTTTTAGAAATTCCAAAATAGTCAGCAAATTCCTGTTGTGTCATTTTTGATAGTGTTCTTAATTCTTTAATTGTCATATTATTTTCTCCTTACAAATAAATAGCCTACTATTGCAAATACCAGTGCAGCAATCAAAAATAATGTTCTTCCAATGCCATCGAAGATTATTCCACAAGCCGCACAACAGCAAGCGCAAGCAATAAAAAGTAAACTTGACTTTTTCATAACAATAAATTATAATGGAGTTGCTCGGAGGGGGTTTTCACCCTCCTCGTGGTTACCGTTTCCGTTTATGCTTGCGAGGCTTTTTGGAAGCGGTTTTTTCTTTTTTGGCTTCGTGATATGTAAGGCAACCTAATATCAATGTTCCGAAACCAAGAAAAGCATCTATCCAATCTTTTAACTCCATTGTTTCGCTCCTTTCTTTAGTTTTGTTATTGAGAACTCCTTTCCCCCCTCAACAATTACATTATATCACACAACGTGTGATAAGTCAAGCTTTTTTTGAAAATAATTTGTGTAATTTATAAATTTTATAAAAGAAAAATTTATACCTCTGTATTTTAGAGTATACAGAGGTATTGTATATTGTAGGTGCTTTTAGGGGAGCAATACGGGGAGCAATCAGCACAACAAATTGCAACATTTGAAAAACGAATTACAACAGTAAAAATTTTAGATTATGGCTTGCAGAGCCACTTTCCGTTATGAGCATAAAATAAAAGGTAGGTTAAAAACCTACCTTTTTGGTCGAGGTGAGCAGTTTAGTATAAAGCTATATGCTTTAAAATATGGCTTAAATACTGTACTTTCTGAGCAATGAATATTTTTAGGGGAGCAATGAGGGGAGCAATTAGCCTATTAACTGTAGTTTTTGCATATATTCTTCAGCTTTTGCAAGTGCTTCGTTTTCATATTCCTCAAATACATCACAATATGTATTAAGCGTTGTTTCAATATCTGCGTGACCAAGTATCTTTTGCAGTACCTTTGCAGGCATTCCTGATTCAATACATCTTGTAGCAAATGTATGTCTGAGCATATGTAAATTAAAATCTTTTTCAGATATGTTATCTTCAAAGTAGTACTTGCCAAAATTCTTTTTCCAATCTTTAGGAGCATCTTTTTTTAATCGTTCAAATCCGTCTGTAGTCTTTTTGTAGAATGTATAAGGCTTATAAGCTACTGTTTTCTTTTCCTTTTCAGATAACATCTTTAATTCTTTATGAGTTGGTATGATTTGATATTTGGTAATGATTCTATTAAAAGCATTATTAACTTGACTTGTAGTCAATACCTTATCATTTTCATTATCATAAAATAATAAGTTTTCCTTGTTAGGCTGCCAGATGTTTTCTATATAAGTTTTTAAAATATTGCGGCAGGCTTTATTCATTGTGATAACACGCTGTCCGTTTTCTGTTTTCGGTACTTCTCCGATAACAGGTCGGCTGCTGATATCCTTGGTTATCGTTCGGCGAACAGTGATGCGGTTAAAGTCGAACAGTATATCCTTTTTCTTGTCAAGAGCGTTGACCTCGCCGCAGCGCATCCCGGTACAAAGCATAAGCTCAAATATATATCTGTATTTATGATTTGCTTCTTCATTATGCAAAACATCAAGAAATCTTTTTTGTTCAGCAATTGTAAGAGCAGTTACCTTCTTTGTCGGTATTTTAGATTTTGGTGTTTTTATCTGATCCAAAGGATTTCGGTATATGAGTTCCTTGCTTTGTGCATATTTTAAAGCGGAGTTGATGCAACGGTATATTTTTCTCAAATAAGATTGAGAATAATGCGTTACGGAATTAAAGAATATCAATAAATTGGTTTCGTTAATCATTTGTACAGGCATTTTTCCGAGCTTATATTTTTGAATAACATTTAATATTGCCTGTCTGCTTAGATAGGTATTGTCATTAATAATATTAAGTGATTTATCCTTTTCAATCTGAAAAAGAATAATATCCTCTAATCTGCTTTTATCCTTATCAATGTATGTACCTTTGCGCACTTGCTCTTTAAGTTCATTGAATTTCTTCAATGCAGCAGGCTGTGATTTGTCACTTACCTTTTTTCTGATAGGTTTATCATCTGCATCAAATCCGATTGTAACAACACCGTACCAACGCTCTTTTGACTTGTCAAAATAAAATGAGCCTTCTCCATTGCATCTACTTTTAGTTTTCGGTGCTCTTTTAAATTTCGCCATTATATCACTCCTATTCCTTAAAAAAGGGCATAAAAATACCCTGCTTGCAATTTTAAGCAGAGTGTGATACAATCTATTTGCGTTTGTGGAGTGTATCATCACTCTGCGATTCCCTTAACCTTTGGCGAGGTTGAGGGATTTTTTTATTTATTAATTAATGTACACATTTTTGGCAAGGGGTTAAACCAGATGATTTAGCATCATCAAGAGAAATTTTATAACTGTTCTTTCCACCACAATCTGGATCATAGTGATAGCGTTTTCCGCTGGGGGTTCTATAAACAGCTGTTCCGTTTGAATTTGGAGAATTTGTTTCCTTTTTTGTTGATGTTTGTTTTTGTGTAGTAGTAACCTTTTTAGTAGAAGTTTCCTTTTTGGTTGTTGTTTCTTTTTGACTGCTCGTTTGTTTTTCTGTAGCGGTTTCTTCTTTTGTACTTGTTTCCGTTGTTGATTCCGTCGTGGTTTCTCCGGTAACAATCACTTTTATTTCTTCGGATTTAATAATTCCATCTTTTGTTTGAACATAAACTGTTGTTTCTCCCGGACTAACTGCAGTAATATCATAATATACATGTGTAGTTAATGCTGTGCTGCTGTATTTGATTTCGGCTACATCAGGATTGGATGAAATAAATTCTATATCATCTATTTTAAATGAATCATTTCCTTTTACATAAAAGTAAGAGTTTTTGCTGCTTTTAAAATTTGAAGTCAAATCAAGTTCCATATCGTCAGTGCGTAAAAATTCAAGCTCTGTAATTCCTGTTTGTGATACTTTAATTTCAGGGAGGTCATCGGCTGTTGACAAAGCAATACCGGTAAAAAGTATACAGTTTACAGCAAAGAAAGCAGAAATGATTATTTTAGCCACCTTGCTCCAGTTTGTTTTTGCCCACATGAAATATAAGCCAACAGGAAAAAACAACACAAGCCACACAATTGTAGGAATATCCTTATTCTGTAAATTGTATCCGCAGTTCCGGCACACCTTGTCTGTGGGATAAACCACAGCACCGCATCTCTTACAGGTTTGGTTATGCTGTGTAGGATTGCCGTTCCCTGCGGACGGCTGATAATTGTTTGAATGACTGTTATTTGTTTTAGTATAGTATAGCCCTGTTCCGGGAATGCCGACACTGGCAGTGCTTCTTCCATTGGAATTTACAGAATAACGCATTCCTTTTTTTCCAAAAGAAACCCCCACACTGCGTTTGTTAAAATTTATTTTCATTCCCGGTCCGAGATTAATTGATTTTCTGAAACGAAAACCCATATGTATTCCTCTTTTCTTTTGCCATTCCATAGGAATGGTCTTTTTTATTTTTACCACTTAATATAGTGGCAGTTACCATAATGAAATTACAAATCCTGCAAACAATAAAGCAGGGTGATAAAATTGAAATTGAAAATTATTTATAAAGTATATGACTATCGAACGAAAATGAACTTGTCTGTTCGTCAGCTCGAAGAATTATCCGGTGTGGGAAAAACAACGATTAATCGCATTGAAAACGGCTCCGGAAATCCTACAGTTGAGGTAATTTGCCAATTAGCCATTGCTTTAAATTGCTCTCCGCATGACCTTTTTTATATGGAAACATAGGTTTTTGCCCCATATATGGGACAAATGCTCTATTCAGCGTTACACTTCTAAAATTTTACAACTAAATGAGTAGAAAATCAAATAAAAAATCTTTTTTGTCAAGCATAGGGACATTTTTGTCCCTATGGATAAATAAAGGTTGACAAAATTTGATTTTTGCTGTAAAACATATATTAGAATGAATGTTCTAAGAAAAGAGGTACATATTTATGGATAAAACTATTTTAGAATTACGCAAAGTTAATCGTAAAAGCAAAGAAGATTTATTAAAGTATTTATTTAATCTTGAGAAGCAAGAAACGCTAAATAATCAAGTGCCTGTTTTTGTTTTTCCTCAGAAAGACGATTAAAGACTTCAATTATTTTTTGGTCAAGTTCATCATCAGAATATGAAGAGATTTTATCTTCCCATCCCATAAGATATGCAGGGGTAGTGTTTAAGGCTTTAGCAAAAGCTTCAACTTTGCTTTGTGAAATATCTCTTAAACCTAATTCAATTTTGTTGATAGCAGAACGGGACTTGTATCCTAATCTTGTTGCAAGTTCCTGTTGGGATAATCCCTGTGTTTCTCTCAGCATTTTAATTCTGTCATATATAGTCATCATCATTACCTCACACGATGACTATATCACACTGTCGCCAAAAAATCAACATTTTTTTAAAAAAAATCAAAAAAAGTGTTGACATAATGGCTACATTATGCTATATTTTCGTTGTAGCCATTATGGGACAGTAAGGAGGTGTATTTGTTTGATAAACACAGCTTTGTTAAAAGGAAGTATTACAGCAGCAGGCTATACTCAAGAACAATTTGCTAAAATACTTGGTATATCTGCACAATCTTTAAACTATAAGTTGAACAATACCAGAGAATTCAAGGTGTCTGAAATTATGAAAATATGTGATATTTTAAATATCATAAATAAAGATGACTATTTTTTTGTTCAAAGTGTAGACAAAAAGGCTACAGACCCGAAATCAGCGTAGAAAAACAGCCATACCGGTATATAGCCGTTGGAAAGGAGAAGGTTAGGATGCCCTATATAAAAAAGCAGGAAGCTGTTTTAACGATTGCCAAAGGGAGTGTATCAGAGCATATGACTCTTGAAATCAATACAGTCGAAGGAGCAATAGAAGTGTTAAAAGCTCTGGATTCGTTTATGTTTAAACAGAGAAATTACATCAAAAGAGAAGATTATTTTGATATTTGTGGGGATTTAGTCACTGTTAGACAGAAACTCGAAGAACACCTTTCTATTTCTTCTAAAGACAATGCTTAAAAACAAAAAACCGACTGCTGGAACAGTCGGCGAAAGTGAGATGATAAAAAATAAACAGTAAAGATATTATCATCGTCTTTATTATAGACGATAAAAGCAAAATTGTCAAATAAAGGAGAAGAAAAATGGCAATACAGATAAATTCAAATATAGATGAAGAGCTTGAAAAGGCTGAAAGGCTGCTCAATCTTTATTCTCAGATAAAGGACATTCCTATGGATGCCGATTTAACAAAATTCATTCTTACCATGGAGCAGGTAGGAGAACTTCTGCATTGCAGTGCTCGGTCTGCGGCAGAGAGTTTAAAGTCTGAAAACGCACCACTGGTCATGGTAGGCAGAAAGCCAATGATTACAGCTACTGCTCTTTATGATCATATAACAAACTACGGTTTAGGTATGAAAGGAGCATAACATGACACTGAAAATATTATACATAATAATTCTCATTTTTGTCGGAGCAGTTGTTTTACTTGCATTCGAGGTAGTAGTGCAGCATCAAGAAAACAAAAATTTGCTTGGCCGCAGAAATGGGACGGACAAGCCGGTACCGCCGGCAGAGGAAAACACCTGCAGCAGGCAGTGCGCCCTTTACTGTACTTTGGAAGATACAGTTATCCCGGAACTTAAGAATGAAAATGAAGTATGGGCAGCTGCATATAACAGAGCGATGCAAAAGTATGAAGATGTACGGCAAAAATACATCAGTGCCGAAAAGCAAAATGAAATTTTGCAAAGTACAATAGCAAAGCTTCGGACAAGCAAGGAGGATAAGTAATGAACAGATCAATTTGTGCAACCTGTAAACACGCTCTTAATTGCAAAGCCAATGAATCGGATAAATTCTATGATGATTTAAAACTGCTTGCCGATTGCAAAAAATACAGTAAAAATCCATGCAAATACGCCGTAATGGTCAAAGAAATCAGCACAGGAAAATATACAAAGGTTTTCTTTTCTGATGAATTGCCTGAAGAGCCAAAAAAGGTACGAATCAACTACAGTGAAATTGTTGATTTGTTCAAGTCAATATGCGTTGACCTTTCAAAGCCAAGAGCATTAACCGATTCAAGAAAAGCGGCAATCAGAAATGCCAAAAAGCAGCTTGACAAGCTTGATGTAAGTTTTGAGGAATATTTTAAAAAAGTACAGGCTTCGGATTTTCTCTGCCGAATGGCAGGCAGGGGAACATGGAAAGCGGATATTGATTTTCTGATGAAGTCTAATAGCATTCTTCAAGTATTGGAAGGTAAATATGATAATCGGGAAGAACCCAACAGAGATAAACACAGGGTACAGGGAACACCGTCATTTGACACAAACCGGATTATGGCAGATGCCATGACGAACACAACAATCAGAGGACTTTAATATGCAGAACACAGAATTAACAGAGCAGCAGGCAGTAATGGAATGGGCTGAATATCAGACAGGCAGATATCCGGAGCTGAAGCTGCTCTATCATATCCCTAATGAGGGAAAGCGAAGCGTTGTAAACGGCGCCAATCTGAAAAAAGCAGGCTTGAAAAAGGGTGTTCCCGATTTGTGCCTGCCTGTTGCAAGAGGCAACTATAATTCACTTTACATAGAAATGAAAAGGAATAAAAGGTGCAGACCAAGCGCTGAACAGATAGAATGGCTTACGGCTCTGAATACAGAGGGCAATTTTGCTGTTGTCTGTTATTCTGCCGAAAAAGCCATTGAAACGATAAAGTGGTATGTAAATCTTAAGGAGGTATGAAATGACCTACGATGAAGCAATGATTTGTCTTGAACATGGCTTCCCGGTAACTGTAACGAGAAAAATACACGATAGAGAGTATTTGTTTGGAAAGAATTATTTTGTGTTCAGCCTCGGAAGCTATCTTCCGCCAAAGAAGGGCAACGGCGAGCTGGTAATCAGTGCAGGATTAGGTAAGGAATTCAGAAGCACCGAAACCGTAACGCTCGATGCAATAGAGGTTGCCAACAGCTTTTCAAATCATGCAGAAAACTATCTGCGTGACGGAAAAATACAGCAATTTAAGAATCTGATTGAAGAGCTTATGAACGCAGGGCTTAATCAGACACAGGTAACGGACCGGGTTAAGAAGATATATAAACAGCTTAAGGAGAAGCAATGAAAAAGATATTTAAATACTTACTGATATTTGCAATTTCCTTAATTGCAATATTCGTTATTTTAAAATTCAGAACATATTGAGGTAATTTACTATGACGGAAAAGATACAGAAAGCCATTGATAAAATCGATGGCGAAGCTGAAAAGCTTAACAATGTTAATGCAAGAGTTATTGCATCACATATTATTGATACATACTTGAATAGTGATGAAAATGCAGACAAGGTCCTTGATGATAAGCACACGATGAAAGGCTGCTTTAACAGGATTATCAGCAAGGCAAGAAAGCGGGCGGAGAATAACTGCGCAATGGTTGAAGATGATACAGTTTTCGATTGGGCCAAAGAATATTACGGTTTTGCAGTCGCCTGCAAGAACGAAAGCAAAATAATAGATATTCTTGATTTTATGTAAGGCGGTGGGAATATGAAAAAGAATATTCTTACTACAGATGAAGCAAATAAAATATTAAAACGGATTCAGAAAAAATCCACGCCGTCAAAAGAACTAATAGAATATGTGCATAATACACTTTTAAGAGATGCACATTTTCTTTTTCAGTATAAGGAAGGCAGGAAGAGATACGGCTACTGCACATATTGCAAATCGGATATGCCGCTTGAATTGGAAGACCTAAGAACCTTTACAGACAACGATGTTAATGTTCTTCAATCCAGTCATAACAGTAAGGTCATATGTCCCTGTTGCGGCAGAGAGGTAACAAAAAAGTATGCAGGAATACCCAAGCCTGTTTTGTATGCTGATGTTGCTGAATTCAAGGTTGATGAAACAGGCGCTTTGATCATTTATGTATATTGCATTAGATACGATTATAAAGCTGCAGGAATGCGGACTGAACCTACTTATAGTTGCTTTAATGTAGGATATTTTGATTTACATAAATACTTTCACATTCTGCATGGTTGGTTTGAGGATCGTGTTTATCTTGAAGATAGATATACTGCAAATATGGGCTTTTCTTTAAGTGACAAAATTATAAATCCTAAAAGCTACAATCAGGCTGAAACCGAAGGCATTAAGTGTTTTGGATTGAAAGAAGCCTTACATAAAAGCAATCTTAAATATTGCTGTGCAGAAGAATACATGGCGGACAGCGTTGTTGATCTGTTTAAATATTTAAAGTTTTATTGTTCTTATCCTGAGATTACTGAAAAGCTTATGAAAGAGAGATTCAACGGTTTAGTCCATTCATATCTTAATGGAAGTATGGGTGGTTGTTTTAACTTCAGAGCTCAAACCACTCATCAATTCTTAAAGCTTGATAAGCAGCATTTCAAACTGTTGAAAAGCTATACAAGGCAGTTCCATAGTTGGGATATTCGAGCAATGCAATTTTTTCAGAAAAGCAAAGCCAAAATCAACGATGAAAACTTTGATTTTGTAAGCAAGTACTATAACCATATTCGGCTCATAGAATTGCTTTATAAATTCATGGGTCTTGATAAGCTGAAAACCTATGTAAAAAAACAGGGTGCTTTGTGTCATTGCAGAAATTGTTACGGTACTGCTGAATACGAGTTTTTCATCAATTATGGGGATTATATAAAGCAGTGCAAACAGCTTGGATATGATCTTAACGATAAAAATGTTGTTTTGCCGGCAAATCTGTTTCAGGCGCACAACGAATTAACGGAACTTATGAACAGAAGAAAGGCTGAAGAAAAAGCAAAAGCAAATGAGACCAAACTGAAGAAATTTGAAAAAAGACTTCCGAAACTCAAGGAGAAATATACTTTTTCGGACGGCACATTTCTTATCCGCCCGGCAGAAAGCTATGAGGATTTATGTGCTGAAGGTACAGCGCTGCACCACTGTGTTTACAGTATTTATGCAGACAAGTATATTAACGGCAAAACAGATATACTTTTCATAAGAAAAGTATCAGAATCGGACAAGCCGTTCTATACGCTTGAATACTACCGCGATCAGGTCATTCAGTGCAGAACAATTCACAACGCTGAAGCAACAGAAGAAGTTAAAGCCTTCATTGAAAAATGGAAGCAGTTTCTTAAAGCAAATAAAAACAGAAATAAAAAGAAAGAGGCAGCGTAATGGAAAACAATTTAACCTTAAGAAAAACTGAAGCGCAGGAGCTTCATAACAGAATAATTGCAAACGGTGCTATTGTGCAGCAGGCACTTCTTAATATGTGCCGGTATTTAAAACAAATGCGTGATGAGGGCTTGTTTAAGGAACTTGGTTATGAAACCTTCGAAGATTATTCAGAACAGGCCTGCGGCATTAAGCAAAGACAAGCTTATTCTTACATATCGGCTTACGAAAAGTTGGGCGAGGATTATGTAAAAAACAATGCTTCGCTTGGCATAACCAAGCTTGAGCTTATATCTCAGATTTCTTCTTATGAAAGAGAAGAATTCCTTGAAGAAAATGATGTTGAAGAATTATCAACAAGAGAACTGAAAAAGCAAGTTGATGAATTCAAAACTCGAATTGAACAGCTCTCTTTGGATCTCAGCGGCGCTAATAAGGAAAACGAAGAGCTTACACAACAGCTTAAGGATATTCAGGATAGTATGGAAGATTCAACCATTACTGCTGAATTTGATTCCGAAAGCATCAAGGAAGCTGTCAGCAAGGCCGTAGAAGAGGCGAAAGCGGAAACTGCCAACGAAATTAACAAGCTCAAACATGAATTAAAAGAGCAGCAGGCAAAGGTCAAGGCTGCCGAAGAAAGCAAAAAGGCTGAAATTAAAAAGGCTACTGCCGAAGCTAACGAAAAAGCCAACAAGAAAATTGATAAGCTTATTCAGGAAAAGACGGTTGCTGACGAAAAGCTTAAGGAAGCTTTGAAATCGGCAAAGGCTGCTAATGCAGATGAAGATGTTACTGCTATTAGATTTCTTTTCAATAATTTGCAGTCGACTGCAAACGAAATTCAAGAGCATTTAAGCAAAATTGCTCAAAAAGATAAGGAGCAGGCAAGTAAGCTTTCTGCCGTTATGCTCAATGTGCTTACAACTATTTCAAATAATTTTAAAGGAGAATAAATTATGGAAAATACGAAAGAAATGACATTGCAGGAGATTCAGGAGAAGCTCGGCTACAAAATCAAAATCGTTGACGAAAAGGCAAAATTCAAACTTGCCGATATCCAAGTCGGTAAACCATTCAAGGTTGGTAATTTGGAATTTGTTGCACTTGAACACTTTCCTGATACAACAGCGGTTATTCTTAAAGAGTTTTGGAAGAAAGCTTTGTTCGATAGTGATTACAATGATTACAGATCAAGTGATATTCGTAAGGATTTGAACACTGATTTTTATAATCAGCTTGCAGAAATCGTAGGAAAAGAAAATATTATTGAACACACCGTTGATTTAACATCCGATGATGGCAGAAAAGAATATGGAACCTGCAGGGACTACATAAGCCTTCTTACCTGCGAACAGTACAGAAAATATGTGAATATTCTTGATAAGTATAACCCAAAACAGTGGTGGTGGCTCGCCACTCCTTACAGCACGCTTAAAGATTACAACTCGCTTGTTCGCTGCGTTAGCTATTGTGGGGCATTGCGCAATGACGGTTGCGGCTACTATTTCGGTGTTCGTCCGTTTTGTATCTTAAAATCTAATATCTTTGTATCTGAATAATGGAGGAAATTAATATGAAATATGCAGAAGTTAAAGAAAACACAACAATAACAGTTGCCGCCACAGAATTTATTGTCCTTGAAAAGCAGGATGATAAGGTTATTTGTCTTACAAGAGATCTTGCTTTTGAGGATGAGAAGTTTGATAAAAATAGCAACAATTATGCAACAAGCGATGTAAAGAAAAAGCTCGATAACGAATTTCTTCCAAAGCTTGTTGAAGCAGTCGGTGCAGATAATATTCTTGATGTAGATATTGATTTGACCTCTGATGATGGTCTTGATGATTACGGCAGTGTCAAAGATAAAATCGGACTTCTTACTGATTCTATGTATCGCAAGTACAACAGAATTATTGAAAATTACCCGGTTGATAATTGGTGGTGGCTCGCCACTCCTTACTCAACACCGCATAGAGGTTACCGCTCGCTTGTTCGCTGCGTTAACGATCTTGGAGCGTTGAGCGGTGGCGTTTGCGACGACACTTTCGGTGTTCGTCCGTTTTGTATCTTTTCATCTGCAATCTTTGAATCTTAAGAGGTATATCAATGAAGCAAGCAAATGATGATTTAAAAGTAATAACCAAATCAAAGGAATTAGCAATACATACGCTCAGAGTTACTTCAAATCCGAAAAGATTTCCTAAGAAGTACAGATTTTCGCTTTGTGCCAAAATGCAGGATAAATCTTTACAGATCTATGAAGCGCTTATGGAAGCCAATAGAATTTTGCTGAGTAATATTGCATTAAGAAACGAAATGCAGACGAAAGCAATAACATATTGTGATGAATTGCTTTTCTATATTGAAATGAGTATGCAGTTAAACATCATTGAATCAAACAGTGCTGAGTATTGGTCAAAGCTTGTTTCAGATATAAAGCACATGACTATTGCATGGAGAACAAAGGATAAAGAAAGATAATCAGCACAGGTAATAAACTGTATAAACACTCGCTTGTTCGCTGCGTTAACAATAATGGAACATTGAACAATGACAATTGCAACAACAATAACGGTGTTCGTCCGTTCTGGGAGACAGTCAGACAGAGTAAGCCACATGCTGAAATCAGTACACTCCTCACAAAAGAGTTTATTACCTTTCTTTTGTTCTTTAAAACAGGAAGGATATATGACAGATTTTGAAAAAGTAACAGATTTCGGTAATCTGTATAAAGCATATAAAAAAGCCAAGTCCGGCAAAGGTTATAAGAAAAGTTCCGCCAAGTTTGAAGTTAAAGCGTTAGAAGGAATACATATACTCAAAGAACAGCTTGAAAGCAAGCAATACAAAGTTTCGGCATACAATCAGTTTTATGTATATGAGCCGAAACAGCGCTTGATTGAGGCTGCTGCTTTTAAGGATAAAGTTGTTCAACATAGCCTTTGTGATAATGTACTTCTTCCGAAATTGCAGAATGTGTTTATCAGAAATAATTTTGCAGGGCAAATCGGAAAAGGTACACTATTCGGATTAAATGCGCTTAAGGACGATATGCTGAACTTCTATAAAGAATATGGAAATAACGGCTATATTCTGAAAGCCGATATAACCAAATTCTTTTATACAATAGACCACGATGTAACAAAGCAAATCATCCGCCAACATTTTGATGATGAAGATTTATTGTGGTTGTGCGATTTGATTATAGACAGTACAACTGGCTTGGGATTGCCTTTGGGAAATCAAACAAGCCAGGTTTTCGCTCTTTTATATTTGAATGGCTTAGATCATTACATAAAAGAGAATTTGAACATCAAATATTACGGCAGATATATGGATGATTTCTATCTGCTTCATCCGGATAAAGAATATCTCAAACACTGCCTTAATCAGATTAATGAAATTATACATAAATTAAAATTATTACTTAATGGCAAAACACAGATCATGCCGTTCAAGCAGGGCATTAAGTTTCTTGGATTTCACACCTATATCAAAGACAATCAAGTTGTTTGCAGAATACGGAATGAAAACAAAAGAAACGCTTACAGGAAATATAAGAAAATGGCTTACCTTGTTGTTGAAGGTAAGCTCAGTAAAAAGAAATTTAATGAATGTTATCAATCTTGGAAAGCACATGCCGCTTTTGGAGATTGCGAAGGCATCATTAGCAATCTTGATAAACAGATTAATAGCATCTTTAAAGAAAACAATCTTATTTTAGAAGAAACAAGATTGAGGAGTTGAAGAATGGAACTACTTGAATTTAAAACCAAAATGTTTGAGTTATTTGAATGTGATAATTTTAGTGACTTACCATTAAAAATTTTAAACTGTGGCTATAATTCAAATATTTTCAATCGGTATATAAATATAGTCGGTAATTTAGATAAAGATTGGATTAAGCATTTATTTCAATACTATCAAGCGGACAGGATTAACAAGAAGCAAGATTTCACACCTAATTGTTTAAGTACACTTTTAAGCAGGTTATCAGGCAAGGGAAATTCTTTTTACGATTGTTGCGCAGGTACAGGAAGCCTAACGATAGAAAAATGGAAAGATTGTCCGGATGCATTATTTATCTGTGAAGAACTTGATGAAAACGCTATACCTTTTCTTTTGTTTAATTTGGCGATAAGAAATATTAATGCTTATGTAATCAATGGCAATGTTTTAACACAGGAAGTTAAATCCAAATTTATTGTTAAGAAAGGCGAACAATTCGGAATTGTTGAAAAAGTTCTTGATGCGGAAAAAAGAATCAAAACAGACAATTCAATATCAAACCCGCCTTACAATATCTCGTGGGAACCACCAACAGCTCTTGAAGCATTAACAGATGAAAGATTTAACAAATGTGAAATGCCGCCAAAAGGAAATGCAAATTTTGCATTTGTTTTGCATTGTTTGGAAATGGTTAAACAAAGAACTTGTTTTATTTTGCCAAATGGGATATTTAGATCTGATGGTGCAGAACGAGAAATACGAAAATATTTGATTGATAATAATTTAATTGAATGTGTGGTTATTCTTCCTGACAAGATGTTTGAAGTTACAACGATTTCAACCTGCATTCTTGTTTTAAACAAACAGAAAGAGAATAACAGCGTAGCTTTTGTAGATACTCGTCAAAGATATTCGATTGAGATACGAGAACAGAACGGACAATATGGTGCAAAATCTCATACGAATAGAACATATCACAAAAAGTATAAAATTCTTTCTGATGAACAGATAGACGATGTTTTTAACGCCATTTCAAGTGGCGAAAATATTCCTGAGTTTTGCATAACTGTTAGCAATGTAGAAATTCAAAACAAAAACTATGATATCTCACCTTCTACATACATCGAATTTAAAGAGCAAGAAGAGGTTCATCGTTCGTATGAAGACATCGTTAACGAACTTAATTTTATTACTCGACAACGAAATTCTTGCAAATTGATAATCAATGAGAATATCGCCAAACTAAACGGATTTGATATTGAATTATACAAACAAAGCAAAAAGAAATCTTCTCAAATGGCAGATAATATTAAAAAACTGTTGGGATTAAAACTTGAAACAGAAGATTATATTTCTTTTACAAAAAACAAAAACGAAATATGTTTAAAATCTAATGATAAGGAAATATTATCCCCGCTGTTTGCAAGCTTTATAAAAATGTGGAAGCAAAATGTTGAGCTGCTTAATAATTTTGAAAATAGATATCTTGCAGAATTAAGAGATGCTATGTTGCCGGATTTAATGAGTGGAAAGCTTGATGTATCAAAAATAAATCTTGCAGCAGGCAAAGAATAAACAAGCGATGTGCTGCCTGATTTTCAGCATAATGTTGGTTTTAAACATCAAGCGGTCTTTTAGTAGTGAAACAGGAATGTTGAAAGCAAGGATTTACGGCGGTCTGATGTTGCCGCCGAACATTCCCTGCTGAAAATCGGCAGACATCGGGCAATAAAGGAATATTACAATGAAAGAATTTGCATACATAATAACCGCCGCATCCATAGTCGGAACGGCGGCAAACAGTTTTCAAAAGCGTTGGTGCTTTATTATATGGATATGCACCAATTCATTTTGGATAATTTATAACATTATATATAAGTCCTATGCACAGTCACTTTTATATGGCTTTAATCTGATTATGGCAATAATCGGATTTATCAAATGGAAAGACAAGTCTAAATAAGATTCATATATTAATTACATTATATTATATATTAAGCGGTTTTCGCAGCAGATAAAAAATTCACTTAGCTTAATCAGACAGATTATATAGGTAGCTGCACTGGTCTATTAATGAATTTCCGCTTAAAAATTTTCTCGGAGCTTCGGCTCCGAATGAAACTTGTTTAAAGCAATAAATCAATAACCATTGATTTATTATGGGGAGGGCGCAAAAAATGCCATATGTGAAAAAAACTACGAAAATCAATAGGGATGGACAAACCATCATCAGGGTGGAAAAACTACATACTTCAAGATATGGCAGTAAGGGCAAATGCACCCGCAGCAGTAATTACGGCAAAACAGATGAAAACACTGCAAAGAGAAACGCTCGCAGAGCATGTATGAGGGCGGAGGATGTTTTCAATGCGAATTTCGGACAGGGAGATTTGCTCTGCACCTATACTTTTGCTCCTGAGTATAAATATTTATACGAAAAAGAGAAAATCAGACTTTTCAACAATTACATGAGAAGATTGCAAAGAGTGTATGAAAAAGCAGGTATACCGTTTAAATGGATGAAAGCCATAGAAACACCTGAAAAGAATTTTCATATTCATACTGCATTTCCAAAAATAGATACAGCACTTTTACCGGAATGGGAATACGGCGGAGTACATATTCAGATTTGCGATAATAGGGATGTTCATACATACGGCGGATATTTAAGAGAATTAACTCATATAAAAATGGGCAATAAGGGTAAATATCTTGATTGCAAGCCAAAGCAGTATTACAGCCATTCCCGAAATCTTATACTTCCTGAACCGGAGTACGATATTATATCAAGTGATCACTGGACGAATGAGCCGAAAGCACCGAAAGGATATTATATTCTTGATAACCGTGTTGAAAATTGGAATGATGAGGTAGACGGACATAAGCATCAAAGCTACATCCTTGTTAAACTCCCTGATAAGCCGAAACGGAAACCGAAATACAAACCCACAGCAGCAGGCAAAGGAGGCAGACGATGATTGATGCAAAAAAATATTTAGAGGAGATTGCAAAAGATGATGCAGTTATAAAAAACAAGCTGGCTGAAATAGACCAGCTTAAAAGTCTTGCAACGAGCATAAGTGCGGCAACTTCTGATACTCCTGTTCAGTCTTCTGGAAGTAATGACAAAATTGGCAAAATAGTTGCTGATATAGTTGATAAAGAAAACGAATTGCAAAAGCTTGTTGATGAACTCGTTGATAAACGAAATGAAAGAATCAGAATTATTGAACAGCTTGAGGACATTTTGCAGTATACAGTGATATATAAGCGATATATGCAGCAAAAGAAATTTGAAGATATTGCTGAAGAAGAACATTATTCAAGACAATGGATATCTAATGTTCATTGTCAGGGTCTTAAAAATATTCAAAATATTTTAAATACTTTACATTAGTTGATAGAACTTTACATTAGTAATCTGCTATAGTATATACTGAGATAAATTAAAACACAGCAGCAGGCAGAAACGCTTGCTGCTCTTTTTATTGTGAGGCATGCTTGTGCTGAAAAAAATTCAAGGTGGTTTTATGATTGATTACGGCTCAATGAAATGGAAAAAGAAACGATTGAAAATATTAAAGCGTGATGGTTACAGGGATAAGGTGGCCGAAATGTACGGACAAACACTTGAAGGAAATATGGTTCATCATATCTATCCAGCATCACAATATCCTCAGTGGGCTTACGAGGATTGGAATTTGATTACCATAAACAAGGAAAAAACGCACAACAAACTTGAAAACAGAAAGACTGGAGAATTGACAGAGCTTGGCAGGCAACTGCAAAACTTTGTTGAACCGTTTTTTGATTGGAGGAAAAAAACTTATGGAACTTCTGCAACAGCAGGAAGAAATGATTGAGGGTCTTAATCAATTAAAAAATTTTTTGATAACAACAAACCTTGAAACAGATTTTATAAATCTGATTAATGATTGCATTGAATATATTTCAATGCCTATACCCATTGCTTCTTTAACGCAGGAGGACTTTCAGCCGATTAACAGCAAACCATCTGTTCATATGGAATTCCACAATCCAAATATTATTTTATCGGTTGAAAACATTTCTGATTTTATTGAACATATCCCCCCCTCTTTTTTCAGTAAAACTGAAAAATTTTCTAAT